GTGTAAAGAACCCTTAGATCCTTGAAAACAACGTAATAAACAAAGGATGTATTAAACATCCTGGTAATGAACACGTAGGAGCGTTTGGTTGCGACTCTTATGATATATCAGGTACAACCGATGGACAAGGATCTAAGGGTTCTTTACACGGTTTAACTAAGTTTAGTATGGAGGACGCACCTCCTAACACATTTTTTTTAGAATACATAGCAAGACCACAAACAGCTGAAATATTTTTTGAAGATGTTCTTATGGCTCTTGTGTATTACGGAATGCCTTTATTAGCTGAAAATAATAAACCAAGACTTTTATATCATTTAAAAAGAAGAGGTTATAGAGGTTTTGCAATGAATAGACCTGATAAAATTTGGAATAAATTATCAGTAACTGAAAGAGAAATTGGTGGAATACCAAACTCATCTGAAGATATTAAACAAGCTCATGCTGCTGCAATTGAAACTTATATAAATAAACACGTAGGTGTTGACGAACAAGGCGGCGGTAACATATATTTTAATAAGACATTAAACGATTGGGCAAAATTTGATATAAATAAAAGAACAAAGTTTGATGCAACTATAAGCTCAGGGCTTGCTATAATGGCTTGTAACAGGCATTTATATTACCCTAAGCCTAAAGTTGAAAAACAAAATGTAAATTTAAAAATTTCTAGATTTAATAATAAAGGAATGCATTCGCAAATAATACAATAGCATGGCAGAAACATTATTAAAAAGCTCATTCCCTAGCCAGATAGCATCTGATGTAGAGAAAGCAACAACTGAGTATGGTTTGAAAGTTGCGCGTGCTATTGAACACGAGTGGTTTAAAAGAGATAGTGGAGCTACAAGGTTTTACTCAAACAGAGATGAATATCACCGATTGCGTTTATATGCAAGAGGAGAACAGTCTGTAAAAAAATATAAAGATGAATTATCTATTAATGGTGATTTATCATATCTTAATTTAGATTGGAAACCAGTACCAATTATACCAAAGTTTGTTGATATAGTTGTTAATGGTATGTCTGATAGACTTTATGATATTAAAGCTTTCTCACAAGATCCTTCATCTGTAAAGCAAAGAACAGATTATGTTGAATCTGTATTAGCGGATATGCAGTCAAAAGAAATATCTGATCAAATACAACAGCAGCTTGGTATAAACGTGTATAGCAACGATAGAGATAGCTTACCTGAAAACGAAGATGAGCTAGCGCTACACATGCAGCTTGAATATAAGCAAGCTATTGAAATTGCTGAAGAGCAGGCTATAAACTCTTTATTTAATTCTAATAATTATGATCTAACACAAAGACGTATTAATTATGATCTTACTGTCATAGGCATTGGAGCAGTGAAAAATGAATTTACAAACTCGGAAGGTATAAAATTAAAATATGTTGACCCTGCTGATTTAGTTTATTCATACACGCATTCACCTTACTTTGATGATATATACTATGTTGGAGAGGTTAAATCAGTGACTATCAATGAGTTAAAGCAACAGTTTCCTGAATTAACAGATGAAGACTTAAGTGAATTAACAAAACAAGGTGTTCAAACAGCAGCTTCACATAACAGATATATTAATGAAGACTCTGTATTAGATGCGAATACAATACAAGTGTTATACTTTAATTATAAAACATATAACAACGAAGTATTTAAAATAAAGAAAACAGCATCAGGAGCTGATAAAGCCATTCCTAAAAGCGATCAATTTAATCCACCAAAAGACAATAGGTCTTTATTTACTAAAGCGTCAAGATCAATAGAGGTTGTATATGATGGAGCGTTTGTTCTTGGAACAAAGCATTTACTTAAATGGGAGATAGCTAAGAATATGGTTCGTCCTAAAAGTGATACAACAAAAGTTATGTTAAACTATAATGTTGTAGCACCTCGTATATATAAAGGGCGTATTGAATCATTAGTAAGCAGAATAACAGGTTTTGCTGATATGATACAATTAACTCACTTGAAGCTTCAACAGGTGATGGCTAGAATGATACCCGATGGAGTTTATTTAGACGCTGACGGACTTGCTGAAATTGATTTGGGTAACGGCACAAACTACAATCCGCAGGAAGCATTGAATATGTTTTTCCAAACAGGTTCTGTTATTGGTAGATCAATGACGCAGGAAGGCGATATGAATCCAGGTCGTATGCCAATACAAGAGCTTACATCAAATGGTGGTAATAATAAAATAGGTTCACTTATTAATACTTATAATTATTACTTACAAATGATTCGCGATGTAACCGGATTAAATGAAGCACGTGATGGATCACTGCCTGATAAGAATGCTTTGGTTGGCGTGCAAAAATTAGCAGCCGCAAATTCTAACACAGCAACAAGACATATATTACAGTCTAGTTTGTATCTAGCTGCTAAAACAGCAGAGGCGGTAAGTCTAAGAATATCAGATGTATTAGAATTTTCACCAACAAGAGATGCATTTATATCTAGCATTGGAAGATTTAATGTAGCCACTTTAGAGGATATTAAAAACATGCACTTGCATGACTTTGGCATATTTATCGAGCTTTCTCCTGATGAAGAAGAAAAACAAATGCTAGAAAATAATATACAGCAAGCACTCGCTAAAGATCAAATTTATTTAGAAGATGCTATTGATGTCCGCGAAATAAAAAATATTAAGCTAGCTAATCAATTATTAAAAGTTCGTAGACGTAAAAAATTAGAACAAGATCAAGCGAGACAACAACAAAATATTGAAGCGCAAGCAAATGCTAATTCTCAAACAACACAAGTTGCTGCTGAAATGGAAATTAAAAAGAATCAATCCATAACGCAGCAAAAAGCAGAGTTAGCGCAGATTGAAGCTGACCTTGAAATGCAAAAAATGCAAAATGAAAAAGAACTTAAAAAAGAGCTTATGCGTTTTGAGTTTGATTTAAATATTGCGTTAAAAGATAAAGAAGGTGAAGTATATACTAATAGAGAACAGTATAAAGAAGATCGTAAAGACGAAAGAACTAGAATACAAGCTTCACAACAGTCAAAATTAATTGAACAAAGAAAAGATAAAAAAGGAGAACAAGAGTTTGAGTCCGCTGGTAACGATACTATGGGGAGCGGCTTTAACTTAGAACAATTTGAACCCCGTTAATTTTATAATATTATATCATGGCAGAAGAAACAACTCAAGTTGAAGAGACTACACAAGAAGCAGTCGAACAACAAGCAGAAGAAACACAATCCGTTGCTGAAGAGCCACAAGCACCAAGTAACGTTACCGTTGATGAAGACGGGACTATCAAATTAGATTTACGAAACTTAAACCAAAACGAAGATGCCGTTCAAGAGCAAAGCACAGATGAGGTTCCTGTACGCGACGGATCCGAAACTAGCGAAGAAGTACAAGAGCAAAACAACGAAGCAGCAAATGAAGAGCCTGCCGGAGAAAGTGACACCACTAACGATGAGGTGCTCGAGCTCGTACAGGATGAAGAAGCGGTAACAGAAGAAGCGACATTAGCAGATAAAATAAAAGATATCCCTAATAAGCTTAAAGAGGAGTCAGAAGACGTAAATAATAATCAAGAAGACAATGAGTTACCAGAAAATATAAATAAGCTGGTTGACTTTATGAAAGAAACAGGAGGAACAGTTGAAGATTATGTAAATCTCAATAAAGATTACTCCGATATGGATGATATGGATGTTTTAAGAGAACATTATAGACAATCCAAACCTCATTTGAATGAGGACGAAATAAGTTTTTTAATTGAGGATTCTTTTTCATACGACGAGGAAGTTGATGATGAAAGAGAAGTACGAAGAAAAAAACTTGCATTAAAAGAATCAATCGCAGAGGCTAAATCAACTCTAACTAATTTAAAGAGTAAATATTACGATGATCTTAAGTTAAGTTCAAAGTTAACTCCGGAACAGAAAGAAGCGGTTCAGTTCTATGATGATTATAAACAAACGCAGGAAATGTCTCAACAACAGCGGTCTGTATTTGAACAAAAAACAGGTGAACTGTTTTCCAACGATTTCAAAGGTTTTGAATATAGTGTTGGTGAAAACAAATATAGATTTAAAGTAAAAGATGTAAATAGCGTACGTGAAACCCAGTCAGATATTAATTCTTTAGTCTCGAAATTTGTAGACGATAAAAATAATATGAAAGACGCAAAAGGGTATCATAAAGCGTTATTCACAGCTATGAACGCTGATGCTATTGCAAATCATTTTTATGAGCAAGGTAAAGCTGATGCTGTTAAAAGCAGTATGGCTAAAGCCAAGAACATAGATATGGATCCTAGAGGTACACATGAAAAAGTTACAACTCAAGGAGGCATGCAAGTTAAAGCAATTAGTGGAGATGATTTTAGTCGTTTAAGAGTTAAAATGAAACAATAAACTAATAAGATTATTTAAAAAATGGGATTATTTAAAACAGGTGGATCGTTTCCCGCAGGATTAACGCCCACCCCAACAAAAACTTTGTTTGGTACTAATTACCTAACATTTGATGACTCCTCTGGAGGCGGAACATTTACAAAACAATTTTTACCAGACGTATACGAAAAGGAAGTTGAGCGCTATGGAAATCGCTCCGTAGCTTCTTTCTTGCGTATGGTAGGTGCTGAAATTCCTTCAGCTTCTGATCAAGTTATTTGGTCTGAGCAAGGAAGATTACACATTGCTTATGATAGCGCTTCTGCAAACACTACAACTGGTGTGATTACTGAAAACGATCACTCTGTAAGAGTTGGTCAAACAGTTGCTATTATCGAAGCTGGTAATTATCCTAATGATGGAGTAACATGGACTGCTGACAAAGTAGTAAAAGGTGTTGTATCTGCTGTAACAACAAACACATTTACTGTGCTTGCTTATGGTGGTGCTACTCTTACTGCTGCTGGACTTACTTCTGGAACTACAGTTGCTGTTAAAGTATTTGTATATGGTTCTGAATTTAAGAAAGGTACTGCAGGTATGGACGGATCAGTAGATGCTGGTTTTCAACAGTTTTCTAATTCACCAATCATCATCAAAGACAAGTATTCTATTTCTGGATCTGATGCTGCACAAATTGGCTGGGTTGAAGTAACAACTGAAAATGGAGCTTCTGGTTACTTATGGTATTTAAAGTCTGAGCATGAAACACGCTTACGCTTTGAAGACTACTTAGAGATGTCTATGGTTGAAGGTGAACTTGCTGCTACTGGTTCTGGAGCTATTGGTGCTTCTTACAAAGGTACAGAAGGTTTATTTGCCGCTGTTGAGTCAAGAGGAAATATTTATCAAAACTTCAATTCTGGCGAAGATGCATTAGATAACTCTGATGGAGCTGCGCGTGGTGGTTTAGCTGATTTTGATGAAATTCTTAAAAATCTAGACAAGCAAGGTGCTATTGAAGAAAATATGCTTTTCTTAAATCGTGCTACTGCACTTACGTTTGATGATATGTTAGGAGCTGTTAATGCTCACTATAATGGTGGAACTTCTTACGGAGTATTCAACAACAGTGAGGATATGGCACTTAACTTAGGATTCAGTGGTTTCCGTCGTGGTTCTTATGACTTCTACAAAACTGATTGGAAATACTTAAACGATGCGAGCACTCGCGGATTAGGTGGAAATATTGATGGGTTACTTGTTCCTGCTGGAACTTCTACAGTTTACGACCAGCAACTTGGTAAAAACATCAAGCGTCCATTCTTACACGTACGTTATAGAGCTTCTGAAGCTGATGATAGAAAAATGAAATCTTGGATCACTGGATCTGTAGGTGGAGTTTACACTTCTGACGTTGACGAAATGAATGTACACTTCTTATCTGAAAGATGTTTGTGTGTTCAAGGTGCGAATAACTTCGTATTATTTAAGACTGCTTCTCAGGTAGCTTAATACTTAATGTAAAGACGGGGCACCTTCGGGTGCTCCTATCTTTACTTTTTATTCACTTTTATTATATTATATCATGGCAACAAAAACAGCTGCTAAAAAAGCGGTTAATCCAGAAAGCGGATGGGTTATAAAAGATAGATCCTACGCATTAAAAGGAGGAAAACAACCTTTAACATTTACACTAGCATCAAGGCATCATTCAAGAACACCTTTAATGTGGTGGGATGAAGAAAAAGGTTATTCAAGAGAATTAAGATATGCTACTAATCAAAAATCTCCACTACGCGATGAGCAACAAGGAAGATCTACATTAGGGCACATTGTTTTTAAAGACGGTTTTTTATACGTATCAAAAACAAATCAATCATTACAAAAACTATTATCATTATATCATCCTGGTAAAGACACTATATATTTAGAGTTAGATCCAGTAGAAGAAGCAAAAGATGATTTAATTGATTTAGAATTAGAAATAGAAGCTTTAAATATTGCAAAATCTATGGATTTAGACCATGCTGAAGCAGTATTGAGAGTTGATCAAGGAAGCGTGGTTTCATCTATGACTTCGCAAGAAATAAAAAGAGACATACTTTTATATGCTAAAAACAATGCAGAGCTTTTTTTACAACTTGCAAATGATGACAACGTTCAATTAAGAAATTTTGGTATTAAAGCATCAGAGTTAGCCATAGTGCATTTATCAGAAGATCAAAGATCTTGGCATTGGGGAAAAACAAATAGAAAATTATTTTCTGTTCCCTTTGATGAAAATCCATTTTCAGCATTAGCCGCTTGGTTTAAAACTGATGAAGGAACTGAAGTTTACAAAGCAATTGAAAAACAATTAAAATAACCATCTTGTAGTGATACGGGTCACTACGGTGGCCCTATCATTATAAATACAAAATTATGGCAATAAGCGTAGATACGGTATACCAAAGAGTACAAGCCATTCTTAACAAAGAGAATAGAGGTTATATGACTCCACAAGAGTATAACCTTTTAGCTAACCAAGCTCAATTAGAAGTATTTGAGCAATATTTTTATGATCTTAACCAATTCAACAGAGTAGGCGAGATTACAAATGAATACGCTAATATTGTAAATAATATAAAGGAAAAAATTAATTTATTCCGAACAACATCTTCACTTACAAAAGCAAATTCTGTTTTTACATTACCTTCAAATTTATATAGGCTAGGCACTGTTTACTATAATAATACAACAGAGCTAGACGCTATAGACCAAAATGATTTTTTGCATATTAATGCATCAAAATTAACTAAGCCTGACACTAAGAAACCAGTGTATATTAGAAATGGTAATGAATTAACTGTATATCCTACGAGCATTGCCGGTTTATCTTGCACGTTTATTAAAAAACCAGCGCAAGTCGTATGGGGCTATGTTGAAATAAGTAATGTTGCAAAATATGATTCATCTACAGCAACTGATTTTGAATTGCATGAGTCAGATGAAACAACTGTAGTGTATAAAATATTAAGCTACGCTGGTCTTGTTATTAAACAACCAGAAATAAGTCAAGTAGCAGAACAGAAAGACAATTTAAAGGTTCAAAAAGAAAAATCATAATAGATGGCTTTAGCACAATATACACCCAAAGAATACTACAATAGTAAGAATCAAGGCTATTATCAATTTGTTACAATAGATGATATAATAAGTAATTTTTTGGTTTCATATGTTGGCGATGATAAAATTATAAAGTCAGCAAAAAGAACTGAAGTTTCTTATCATGCACAGCGTACATTGCAAGAGCTAAGTTATGATACAATAGATAATGTAAAATCTATTGAGGTTGAAATACCACCTTCAATGTCTATACCTATTCCTCATGACTTTGTAAGTTATGTAAGAATAACTTGTTTAGACGAAGCAGGATTAGAAAGACCTTTAAAACCAAATCAAAATACAACCGCACCTACGCCTTATTTGCAAGATGATGAATACAATTATCTATATGATGATAAGGGTAATGTGCTGGTAGCTAAAGAATCTGAAGCTGTAAAAAGATTTAAAAACCAAAAAGACAATGCTTACAGCACGACGGATGCATCGGATATAACTTATTTAGAAGAAGGGTATGGTTATAATGTTGATTATGGCAAGCGATATGGAATTGATCCTATATCAGCTAATAAAAATGATACATTTATAATTGATCAACCTAAAGGTGTTATATCATTTAGCAATGGCGTTAAAAACAAAATTATTATTATAAAATACGTTTCAGACGGATTAAATGTTGACGGCGACATGCAACTTCATAAGTTTGCTGAAGAAGCAATGTATAAATCTATAGCGCTTGGTATTATGTCTGCTAAAGCTAATATACCTGAGTATCAAATAAATAGACTTAAAAAAGAAAAGAAAGCAGCAATGCGATCGGCTAAACTTAGATTAGCTAATATAAATATTGAAGATCTTACGCAGGTTATGCGTGGTAAATCTAAACAAATTAAACACTAATGGCGGAACTAAAGCACACCTTTACGTCGGGTAGAATGAATAAAGACCTAGACGATAGACTTGTACCTAACGGTGAATATATTGATGCTTTAAATATTCAAATTTCGTCTTCAGAAGGTTCTGACGTAGGAGCTATAGAAAATTTACTTGGTAATAAGCAGTTAAGTGATTTAAATTTAACAAATGCTGTTACTATTGGGTCTATTTCTTATGGCTTGAAAAACAAAATATATTGGTTTGTTACTTCAGACAATGCTGACGTCGTATTAGAGTTTGATGAAAAGACAAAACAAATTACCACTGTATTAAGAGACGCTAAATCTACCGAAACAATAGAGTTAGATTCTGTAGTACTTACTTCTAACATTGACTCAGAATTAATAATTGAAAATTTTATAGACTCTTCTATAAGTAACTCTTTTAATTTACAAAAAATACCGCTGCTCACAAATGAAGAAGCAATTACAAATAGTAATGTTGATTTGACCTGTGAAGACCCTAGTATAAGTATATCTATTCCTAAAAATACTATTGTTAAGCGTGACGAAAACAACAAATTAGTATTTAAGAATATAATATATGATTATAGTACTTACGGTAATATAGATGTTACTGCAACTTATACTAATTCTGGTATTTTAAATTTTTCAAAAAGCAACAAAATAACGGGTATAAATATTGTGGATGACATGCTGTTCTGGACGGACAATTTAAATCAACCACGTAAAATTTATATACCAAAATTTAAAAAATATTCTTTAAATTTTCCTAATGAGGATACTAAAATAGAATATGAAGTAAAAAATCAACAAACTCAAGTTAAGGAAAAATTAACCCGGCCTTTTACTGAAGATGATATATTAGTAATTAAGAAGTCACCTATTAATGCACCAAGCATTGAGCTTTTTGATAACGCAGCTGGAGGCTTGGTTGAAATACAAAAGTCATTAAATCTTTTTGACAAGGCTATTGGTGACATTATAAAAATAGAAAATTTACCAGAAAACCCAGTATGGAAGCCTGGTGATTTTGTAAACATAACATCTGAAGACACAGATATTATAGTGCAGGCAAATGTAAAGTCTATATTTAATGATCCTGCCGTAAATAATTTAATTGAGTTAACAGTAGTTACTATTGAAAATGAGACTACAAATGAATCATTTAATTTTGATATTTCACTAAAACAAAAGAAACCTTTATACGAACTTAATTTTGCTAGGTTTGCATATAGATGGAAATATAAAGATGGGGAATACTCTTCTATATCTCCTTTTTCAGTGCCTGCTTTTATTGCCGATGAATTTAAATATGACGGTAAAGAAGCATACAATCATGGGATGATAAATAAACTACAAAAAGTAGTTTTATCTAGCTTTGATATTCCTGGAGACGACGTAGCAGAAATTGACATACTGTTTAAAGAAACTAGGAATAACAATATATATGTATACGAAACTAAGAAAAAATTAGATTTCGAAGCTCCAGTTCTTCCTCAAGTTGCGTCTACTGTGGTAATTGAAAAAGAAAAAATACATTCAATAATACCAAATGATCAACTTCTTAGAGCATGGGATAATGTGCCTCGCAAGGCAAAGGCTCAAGATGTAACCGCAAATAGAATTATATACGGTAATTATGTGCAAAACTACGACGTATATAATGATCCTATTTTTAATATAGGTTTGACGCAGCGTAAAGATGGTTTAAAAAGAACTATTAAATCAGATAGAAACTATCAATTAGGTGTAGTGTATATGGACGCATATAATCGTCAAACACCTGTGCTAAGTGGCGATAATAGCAGTAAAAAAATAGATAAAGCTAATTCTGTTGTAGAAAATAAATTTACGCTACAATTAAACCACGAGCCGCCTGCTTGGGCTGAATATTTTAAATACTATATAAAAGATAACTCTGGCGAATATTACAATATAGCTGTTGACAGATTCTATCAAGATATTGAAAATGGTTTTACATATATATCAGTACCATCTAGTGATAGAAACAAAGTAACAAATGAGCATTATTTATTATTAAAGAAAAAACACGGGGCTAATGAGCCTGTTTTATCAAAAGATAATAGGTATAAAATAATAGATATATTTAATGAGCCGCCTGAATTTATTACAAATAGAAAAAGAGAAATATATTCTATTGGCGATATAGTGTTTACTGACGACTATTCGGGTAGCGGTGGCGGAAGTGAAATATTGCAAAAGGATCAATCTGGGAGCTTCGGAGCCGCGCCTGCTAAAGATTATAATGTAATTCAAATTAAAGGCGCTAGCGGCGGTCAAAACGACGGTGGCATATGGGATGGCGTTCCTTCAGAGGATGCAAAACAGTTAAAGCAAGGTAGATTTATTAGATTTACTTTTGGAGATAAAGAATCTGACACGTATGAAATAAAAAGTGTACAACAGCACCCGGCAGGATCTATTGAAATTAAATTAACTGTTACTGAACCATTCGGGGAAGACGTTGAAATAATATGGCAAAAAGCATCACCAAATTATTTAGGAACTACTTCTGGTGATAGAGCAAACGCTAGTGGTGTTGGTATATTAATTTTAGAAGAATATTCCGCAGCCGGCGATAAAGAATTTGATGGTAGGTTTTTTATTAAACTAAAAACAAATGCAACTCTTACAGATTCAATAGTAACACAGTCTATTGGGGGTGTGTCATATTTAGCAAAAGATGCTATATTATTAAATGGTATATACCCAAAGTCTTATGATAGCTATAGAAATGACAATAACTATAACAATTCAGCAAGGTATAAAAACAGTGCGCTAACTGATCCGCCAAATCACTTTGTTGTTTCTGACGGTGGATCTACAACAAATGGCTCAACCGCTGAATCAGGCAAATATTCTACATTAGGAGGCCTTGATTACAATATTACTTTAGAGCAGTCTACGCATAGGAATGATGGGGCTTTTGACCAAATAACTAGACAAATAAAAATTGGTGATTTTGTAAGATTTAAAAATTCAGACGGTAGCGATCACCACGAAACAGTATATGAAGTAGGGTCTATTAGGTATCACGATAAAAAAGATCAAAAACAAGGCGGCACTAAAAAACGTACAATAAAATGTGTATCTATACGATTTATAGATGAGGATGGCGAGTTTAAGGCGCTTGATGAAAAAGTATGCGTGCGTAATCAAAATACCACGGGAAATGAACCCGTGATGGAAATATTGCAAAAATTAGATAATGAAAAAATAATCATTAAAGAACCTGCAATATTTGAAACAGAACCACTTGAAAGCAAAACAGATTTAGATATATATTATGAAACTGAAAAAGCTTTTGATATTATTGAGCATGGGCAAATACATGAACTAGATTGGTATAATGCAATAACATTTGGAAACGGTGTAGAGTCAAATAGAATACGTGATGATTTTAATTCTATTTTTATTGATAATGGAGTTAGAGCATCTGCTCCTTTAGCAGAACAATTTAAAGAAGAACATAAATTTAATGGATTAATATGGTCTGGCATTATAAATTCTAGATCAGGGGTAAATCAAAGTAATCAATTTAATGTAGCTAATCCAATAACAAAAGATTTATTGCCATCATATGGCAGTATACAGAAATTATTTTCTCGTGACAACGATATAGTTATATATTGTGAAGATAAAATATTAAAAGCTTTAGCCGATAAAGACATTTTATATAACGCTGATGGGTCATCAAATTTAGTTGCATCTAATAGGGTTATAGGTAATGTAATACCTTTTAACGGCGAATATGGGATATCTGAAGTTCCTGAATCTTTTGCTTTTTATGGATTTAGAGCCTACAGTGCTGATCCTAAAAGAGGCGTGATACTTAGACTTTCAATGGATGGCCTAACTGTTATTTCTGCAAATAACATGAACGACTTCTTTAGAGACCGCTTAAATAACAACACTATAGCTAGTGCTTCTTACGATAACCGTAATAAATTATATAATATAAGTTTCGATAATTTAGATACTGTATGTTTTAGTGAGGGAGTTAATGGATGGGTATCAAGAAAGTCTTTTATACCAGAAAATGGTATTTCATTAAATAATTCCTTTTACTCTTATAACAATGGAGAAATTTGGGAGCATGACAACCTAACTGTTCCTCATAATAATTTTTACGGAGAACAGTACATAAGTTCTGTTGATTTCATTATTAATGATAATCCGTCTGTAATTAAGAAATTTAAAACTCTAGGATACGAAGGGACTAATGGATGGAAAGCTAAGACAATAAAGACAGACCAAGTAACAGGCAAGGAAGCATCGTTCATAGAAAAAGAAAACAAGTATTTTGCTAATATTACACAAGAAGTAAAAACAACAGCCGCACTTGATCAAAAGAATTTTTCTACGCAAGGTATAGGTAGATCTGTTAGAAAAACAAATGAAAGTGATTATAACACTCAAATAGGAAATGTTTCTAATACTACGGCTACGTTTGTTCTTAACACAGGCAGTACTCTTTTTAATACGGCAAATGTTGTAAAGACACAACAACCAGGTGAACGCATTTCTTCTATAGTATGGCGAATTAATGCTACATCTGGCTACACTATAAAAGCTAGCGAGTTTTTTGGAAACAATTTTACATTTGAGCAATCTTCAAACAATGTGGTTATAGCAACACTAACGCTTGATATGCTGCAGCCTAACTCAGATCAAACATTTAATTATACTATTTCTGGTAAAGCAAATAAAATACCAATAGTTCAAAAAGGAACATATGCTATAAATAATGGCAATTTTGATTTCACAGGGCAAGCGTCTGGAAGCTATAATGTTAACGGTGACTTTGGAGTTGAAAGAATAATAAACGAAAGAGTTATTACTGCTAATGCAGGTTATTTTTTAGAGGATAAGAACTTTACGGTAAATAACAGCTTAGTTACTTTACAGTTAAACAAAATTTCTTCAAGTGTATATAAAATTATAGAAAAAATTTATATACCTTCTACCACAACAACATTAAATTACGAAGTTACAGTAGCACCTTCTGAAATTATTGTAGAAGATTTAAAAATATTTTCAAAAACAATAGACACATCTGCTTTAAATAATTTAAAAAGTCAAAGATCACTTGTTGTTAAAGGAGAAAAAGACGCTGAGGTTAATATTATATTTAGCGATACTTCCTCTACTATATTTGATATAAATGTAAAACTTGATGATAGCGGCAAAAAAGAACTACTGCTTGATTTCCCGGCTGGAAACGATGCTGAAACGTATACCATTAAGTTTAAAGCTTTAGACGGAAGTGAATTTGATGATTCTTTTGGAAATCAAACAATTACAATATCTAGAGCTGCTAAAATTCGTAAAACTGTAAACTTTGTAGTATATTTTGACGGCAGTAAAACTGAATCTTTTAGCATTACTGATTATATTAATACAACACACGATAGAGCATTTTCTATAGAGTTAACTTTAGCAACTGGCACGTATACTATTGGAAGACAACCTAATAATAGTGATGTAGATTTTGGTATAAATCAAAACGGATCAAGTGTTGTTCTTGATTCTTTAGTTTTCGCAGCTAGTCCAAATACAAATAAGGTTACTATTGCTGGTGATTTAACAATAAGCAATCTTATAGAAGATGAAACATACGTGCTAAATATATCAAATTTAGTTGGCAAGGATGTTACAACAACTTTTGATTTTGATACTAATTCAAAAGATGGAACAGGATCAGGTAATTATACTGCTGATTCCGATACGTATACTGTAACCGGCGGTGCTGGTTTAGAATCAACACCAACAGAAGCTTCATATTTTTGGACTTTAACGCCTTCTGCCTCGTATTTATTTAAAGACGATATAGACGGTGATGATTTTGAGTTTTTAGATTCTTCAAATGGAAGCGTTATAGATAAATACGCTTTGAATGAAGAAATACTTGTTAGAAAAGTAAATGATAATTTAGAGGTTGGATTTAAATCAACGACTTTCACGCAGCCTGCTACAAGCCAAACGTTTACTGTACGGCCTAAAAATAGCACTACAATTACAGAAGCTAAACCAGCTACCAACGCTCCAACTGTTAATTTAAAAGTTAACTTCAATGCTTATTTAGATAATTTTGATAACCCTAAATATATAATACCAAGTGTATCTAATTATGCAGCAGCAAGCGTAAGAAATTTGCCACATTCAACAGATTATCTTTTTCAAGCGGTTATTCCTTTAGCTACATCAATTAATGATGGTGTTGTAGACTCCGCAAATTTTACAGACGCTGCTAAATTTAAATACATAGAAAAACAAGGAGCTACTAAATTGTCACAGCCATCAGCAGGCACGTACAATATTTTAACTGATACTTCAAGCACAAAAGCTATAACTAGTAAGTTCTCCTATGATACAACTAATCATGAACTTACAGCAAATGTATTAGTTAATTTACAAAGCGACGCTACAGCAGCTTACTTAGAAGTAGACATTGATTTTTTACTAGATAGTACAAAAAAATACGATGGAACAACTCTTAAAGATAAGTATCATATAATACAATTAAAACAATTTGTTGATTGTACTCACCAACCCGGAGGTGCAAATGAAGATGAAAAAATATATTCTTCTGATAGTGAAACAGATAATAATTATCCTAAGTACAGAGCTACCAGCGCAACTCCCAGTGAAGGGGATAGAATATATGTACAATATCAAAGTTCCGATGTTCTTCCTGGATATATACTATCAAACAGTGATGGCTATATTATAAAAGATGATATTAATTTATATGATATACGTTCAGAAAAATTAGTTAAAAAAGAAGAGTGCCAAATTATTGTAACAGACGATAATAATATTGTTCAGGACCCCGCAAGAGATGCAATATATATGCCTTACTCATTGCCAGCCGGAGGGCCAGGAATGAATTTTTATAAAGTATATAATGATGTTGTAGTAAATGGCTATCCTATAAAAAGTGATATATATAAGGATCAAAAGGTTAAATTAACTATGGAATGGAACGTAATTGACTTTTCCAATAGTTCAGCTCCATTTTATAAAGGTGCTCCTTTTTCTACAGAAGCTCAAAAATTTGAATCTAATGCTAAATTAAAAGAATTTATAGAATCAAATAATAGCACTACAAATTATAATTATGTAAAAAATCAATTAAGCACCGAAGCTGGTATTGATAATGTATTTGCGGCAGGAGGAAACGTTAAACAATCAAACGTTATTGGGGATGTTCAAGAAGAACCTATAGTTGTTTCAAACCCAACTACCACTAATAACGGCGTTATAACACAAGTGGTATATTTTAATAGCAACGGAGAATCAGCTATTAATCTTGGTGTATATAGAGGCGCAAGAGGTTATGGAGTAGAAATTAAATTACCGGGAGTAAAACCAGAAAGATATAAATTGCTTTACAATTTATATATAGGTAGAGGGTACGCTGACGCTACAGCGCACCAATATGCTATAGGAGCTGTAACACCTAGAGGATATGGGTATGTAAATCCAACATTACAAATATTTGCACCCCCTATGTACCGTCCTTTACCCGACATATCAGATAATAGCAATCTTGCTCTTTATGGTAGAAACAGTGGAATTTATAGACAAAATGCAGGAGGTGTTATAAGTTATAATGAGTATGCTTGGCAAAACGGTATATATCGCCCTACTAATAACTTAAGCTATAATTTTTCAGCGTCAAGAGATAATGTAAAAATTAAATTATTAGCAGGACCTAGTCTTAATAAACAAGTTCTAGGGGCTAGTGACTTCTATGACGGCAATAAAGATTGGCCCTTTAATTCAACAGATGCAAATAAAAAGCATGTTCAAGAAATTATGGGAGCTGGCGGTTTATCATTAAGTGGTAATACGTGGGAATTTATAGATGAATATTTAACCGATATTAAAATAAATAGAACTGAATTAAACGGAGGTGATGGTATTTCAGATAGAGATACTAATTACTGGGAGCATGTAACACAATAACTATGGCAAATTTAACAATAAATTTTGATAACGAGATAAACGCTTCTTTACAAAAAGGAGATACTGTTTTATATTTAAAAGATGAAAATCTTGTTGAACTAGGTTCTTGTGTTTCTGTAGCGTCTAATAGAAAAAGTTTTATCGTAGATGTATTAGCAACAGCTCAGCGCCCCAAAATAGGCGATTACTTTATGTTTGCTAAAAATAATGTAATAAATAGTAGTGGACTTATTGGCTATCAAGCCACTATAAAAATGGAAAATGATAGCACAGAATTTTGTGAATTATACGCTGTAAACAGCGAAACAATGTTTAGTAGTAATTAATTATGAATAATCAATCACCCTTACAACAAAGACCAGCCGTGTCAACAGCTAGTGCTATAAATCCCGTTGGGTTGCAGTCTTTTGCAACACAAGGGCCAACTGCTATGAGTGGCAGCGCAATAAACGCTGCATTAAAAGGACCATCTTCTTTACCCTCTGGCCCCAGCGGATTTAGTCAAGCGGTCAAAGGTACAGCTCAAGATGATCCTGGCGCATTTGGACAAATAGCACAAGGTTTAGCCGGTATGGCGGGCGGTTTGATTGGTGGTCGTGCACGCAGAAGAGAGCAAAGAGCAGCAAGAGCAGAATTAGCGCAACAAAGAGCTGCATATGAATCATTTGAATTTAAAGATCCTTCAGCTAATCTAACTAATCCATTTGAAGATTTAACTGTAAATCAACAACAAGCACAGTTTGCTTCTCAACAACAGCAACAAGCTTTAGCAGGTACGCTTTCTGGCTTATCTGGAGCTGCTGGTGGATCTGGAATTGCTGCATTAGCACAAACATTAGCACAACAGTCTTCAGCTAATTTACAAGCCTCTTCTGCAAGTATTGGTCAACAAGAAAGCGCTAATCAAATGATGAGAGCGAGAGGTCAACAAAATCTTGAAACTGCAAGAGCAGCAGGACAGCAAGCTAAAGAAGCAAAGGAATTTGGTAGAACAGAAACATTATTTGGCATGGCTCAACAACGCAAGGCTGCAGCAGATGAGGCAAGAAGAGCCGCAACAGAAGGCTTAGTTGGTGGAATAGCTAACGTAGCCACAGGAGGCGCTAGAGTATTAGCCGGAGGAATGTAAAATATAAAATATGGCAAATCAACAATTAATTAGAGGAGCGCGTCAAGCCGCAGATAAGTTTACCGACGTCGGCAACGTTGTTGGTCAAGCTGTTATGCGTGGCGAACAAGCTATACTTAGACGTCGTGCTGTAGAAAATAGACGGCAAGAATTACAAGCTCAAGCTATTGCGCAATTACCAATGCTTGATGAATCGCAGGTTCCTGAACAAATGCGCGAATACGCAATGACTGAAGCTATGAATATTCGTAATGAAGCTATTGCTGCTATTCAAGATAAAAATATAACACCAGTTGAAAGACAATTAGCTATTAGCAAAGCCATGGGTAAAGTAAATAAGATAGCTACGCAGGCTGGAGATTTTAAACAATGGATTGCTAATCTAGCTGAAATGGGACAAGACGATTTAAGTAAATTAAATAGTCCTGAGCTTATGGCAAAAGTTGATGACATATATAAAGGAAATTATACTGTAAGCAATGGCCAATTTATTTTTGAAGATGGTGAAGTAAAAGATTTTGGAGCGCTCGTTAACACAAGACCTATATCAAGAAGATCAGATGCGTTTTTACAACAGTTACAAGTTGTGGGCAACGAATATGAAAAATATGGCTTACAAGGGTGGGATGAAGCTTCTTTTAATAATAAGATTGATAACGAAGTGAGCAACATGAAATATACTGATGCTGATCTTGCTAGTATATTAGTTGATGAAATGGATGGTGAATTACCTGAAGGATTAGAACAAAAAATAAAAGATGATTTCGAAGATAACGGTAGGTTTGATGATATTGATAAAAATAATCTTATTAAAATAGTTTCTGATAGATATAAAAACGCGGCTCGCGATGCGTTTAATAGGTCTAAGAAACTATATGATAAAAAAGTATCTGAAAAAATAGCTTTGGAAAAAGCAAAATCTAAAACAGGGGACGGTCCTGACACTGATGTTATACTGGGAGCAGAGGAGGCTGCAAAGCTTTTAAATAATCCATCTGAATACTTTAGATCTGTTTCAGGAGATAAAACTGATTTTAACGAAACTACACGTGAGTTTAGCCTTATTACTTATGATGATGATGGTAACGAGGTGCCAATAGTATATGATTTATTAAACGAAAACGATATAACAAGGTTGTTTAATGAAATACAAACTAATAAGTCATATACAGCGGCAACACGTAAAAAGCTTGAAGAAGGATTAAGAAAACTAATTGCAAGTCCTCAATTTGCAGAATATCAAAAAAGAGGCGAGGCGGGCAGGAGACCAACTGTTGGGCCGATTGACACTGGTGATTTACCAATAGGTTTTAAACGAGATTAACATGTTTGAATTTAATAACAAAGAGTATACGCTCGAACAAATACAAGCGGCTGCCGAACAATCTAATATGAAAGTTGATGATTATATCAAACAATATAAGATTAAAGAGCTGGGAAAGACAACTCCCACATCACCGGGTGCGGATGTGGAGGAAACTGCAGCGCCCGAGTTAACCGTTACGGAATCACCATCGGTAGATATTTCTTTGGAATCACCTCAAACAGAAACAGTTGATTCAACTGTAGACTTACAGCCAAAAGATGATAGAGCTGGATTTTTAGGATCTATAGCTTTATCTCCGTCAAAAATACCCGCTAATATACAAAAGCAAGGAATTGGGCTTAGGGATATGGTATTATTGACTATTGATAGATGGATAAATCCGGAACTTAGTAGAAAAGAACGTGTAGCTAAACTTAATGAATATTTTAATACTGATGATGATCCAATTGCTGGATATCCTGGCTTGGGTATTATAAGAACAGCTGATACAAAAAACGAAGCAGAAGAAGTTGTAAAAGAAATAAGAAATAAACAATTAAAAACTGAATCTCTTAGTATCTATGAATCCATTGAAAAAGGAAACGTTGTTGATGCTGCTTTTTTAGCAGCTGATGGCTTAATACAAACATTACCTTCAATAGCTTTTAGTGCGTATGGCGGGGGTGGAATTATTGCTCATGGAGCGTTAATCGCTGGTGAAAAATTTAATGATGAGTACTTAAATAATCCAGAAGCTTCGGAATCTGCTATTATTGCAAACGCTCTTGGAACAGGAGCTATTCAGGCTGGAGCAGATTTTTTATTTAGAGGTTTAATGAAAACCAGTGGGGTTATTGCTAAAGAAGGCTCTGCACAACAAGCTAAGCAATTTCTTAGTAATGGAATATCAAGAATAGCATCAAAATATTTAGCAGTTCCCGCAGAAGGTTTAGTTGAAGTGTCTCAAGATTTAGCAACAAAAGGGCTTGATGATTTAACTTTAGGAAGGGATTTTTATGAAAATATAAATAAGTATGAGCTTATAGATAATTTTCTTTTAGGTACATTAATGCAAGGCGGGGTTACTGTTACATCTTATATGTCAGGAGCAAACGCAGATCAAGTTGCTTATGCAGAAGGATTATTAATGCCAGAAAATGTAAAACCTGTTTTAGAGTCTTATGCTGAAAATTATTCTAATATAGCTAATCAAATAAGCAAAGAACAAAATCCTGAAGCTCAACAAATATTAAAAAATCAATTATTAAATATAGAAGGTAAAATATCTACGTTAAGAAGAAAATATAGAACTTCGCTGTATGCAATGAATGATGCTGAGCTAACTGAATATGCTACAAATAAAGATAGAATAGAAAAAATAAAGTCTGGTATACAGAATGCTACAACGCGGGAAGGTAAAAGAATTTTATATAAAGAAATAGACAATTTAAATAAAGAGAACGCGGAAATACTTAAGGATGCTACAACAAGAAAGTTTGAAGAAACAACAGCGCAAGCTGAAGCAGACGCTAAAAAACTTGGTATAGATTTTACTGTTATAGAAACAGCCCAAGAATTTGATGAATATATAAAATCAAAGGGTGGTGATAGTGAAGCATTATATAGCGGAAATGACGGTGCAATTTTACCACTACCAAATAATAAACAAGAAATAGTAATAAATCAAGAAATAGCCTTACAAGAACAGGCTGTAAATGTTGCATCTCATGAATTATTGCATGCTGTTCTTAACCGAACCTTATTAGGAAAAGGTGCGGCTTCTGAAAATTTAGCAAATGCTTTAATAGAAGAATTAGGTAAAATAGATGTAAATAAAGTTGCAGATTCAGACTTAGCCCGTAGATTGCGAGCTTATTCTGCAGAGCCTGAAGCTGTCCAATATGAAGAGGTTCTTACCTTGTTTTCCGATGCTTTAGCTACCGGCGATATAAAATTTAATGAAGGACTCTTTACTAAAATAGGTGATACAACAAGAAGACTGTTCAGTGGCTTTGGTAAAGAAATTAAGTTTAACTCAGGCAGAGATGTATTTAATTTTATAAAAGACTTTAATAATAGTGTAGACAAAGGAATAATAAAAGGCGCTAAAAAAGGATTTAAAGGCAAACTTGTTAATGTACAAAAAATACAAGAAGAAATACAAGAAGAGGTAAAGCTGTTTTCTAAATCTAAAGAAGCTTCTAATAGAGTGCAAGAAATATACGAAGCCCAAGGAGCAGCTAATGCAATGGATATAATTGATGAGTTTAAACCTATAACAAACAAAATTGTAAATAAATATCGTGATGTTCCTGGGTTTGAATTTGAATTATTAAGAGATGAAATAGAAACAGGCAAGCGGGGTATTCTTGATATGATAATGGCATATACGCCTGAAAAAGCTAAAGGCGCACCACTCGCCGCATACATAAATAGTTTATTACCTAAAAGAGCAATTGAAGCTGCAAACCGCATATTAGATACGGAATTTAAAGCAGACGTTACAGAAGCAAGAGGAGTAACAGATACAACGACGGAAGAGGCTACAGAGGCAGTAGAAGAAAAGCCTACAAAAGAACTCACAAGTTTGCGCAAAGTAATGGAGCTTAATGATGAAATAAAGCCTGTAATATTTAGTGCCGTAAGAAAAACATTTGGGACTGTATTACCTAACGTCGATGATAAGACATTTAGAAAAGAATTAGAAAAAAGATATAGAACAGAGCTTAAAAAACCTATTGCTAAATTATTTGGTAAAGGGGAAGAGTATAGATCTTTTCTTGCTAATAATTTTGAATCTATTTACAACGCCTTACCGCAATCTATATTTAATAAAAGATTAAAAGAATTTGCAGAGCCTGTGCTAGATAAAGAAGGAAAGCAATTGCGAGAGCGCACCGCAGAAGGAAATAAAGTATTTACTAAAAAGAAAATTACAAAAGCTGAATTTATTAAATATTTTTTAGGCGATGATGTTAAAAGATCAACTCAAGGCACAAGAAAGACTGCTATAGTTGAAGCTGTAGCTGAGGCATTTGCTTTTGATGCTACTATGGAGGTTTTATCTAAACCTGAAGTTGCTCAAAAAGCAATGGATATTGCCGAACTTCAAGGAGTAGAATTATCTGATAATTTTGTTGATAAAGTAAGCAATATAATTGGGCGTCCAGTTAATTTTAAATTTAGTAAAACTAGAAATGCTCTAAATCTTCCGCCTGGAAGTATAAATTTTAAAAATGAATCTCAAGTATTATCCGCTAGAGGATCTCTACTTAAACTAGCTAAAATGCTAGGTCCTGAAAAAACAGTTCAATATTTATTACCTACCGTACAAGGAGGCTGGGGCGCTATTGGTGGTAAATTTGTTCCTAAAAAAGATATAAATAAATTAACAGTAAGAGAACTTCAGTATTCAGATGATAAAAATTCATTTAGAACAAATCAATTTTTATTTTTAGGAAGAGCTGATTTTTTTGAAGAAGCAAAAAAAGTATTTGATAAAGTAGAATATAAAAAAAGAGATAGATCTGTTAATATAAATGGTAATCAAATATCAATACTAGCTGTTCCAACCCAAACGCCTAAAGGATTTACTAGTGGAAGTTTTGAGGGTGAAGAATTGCAAAACAGATTATATTTTGCTCAAATACAAAGAGAGGGTTTAAAAAGTATTATAAACACCACAAAGCAGCTATACGAAAATAATGATATTACAAAAAATGATGTTGGTATGATTTTAGCATCATTTAATTCAAGTATAAATGCTTTAATTAGAACAGCTGCATATCCAGGTTTACAGTTTAAAATTGACGGGCTACAAGATAGCGACTATAGATATGAGCATACCCAAACAGCATCTGACACGTTAACAGAGCTTGCTAAATATATAACTGTAAAAGATTATAAATTTACATTTGATAAAATTATGCAGGGTTTTAGAGTTGCTATAATACCCAAAAAATATGATAATATAGTAAACTCTACAGGTTTTAAAAGCAATGGGCCAAGAGATAATAACGGCGACTTAATAAAAGGCAAAAGTACAGACGTAATTAGATATAAGCAAAAGGAGGTTGTTGAAAAATTTAAAAACGAATCTTTACCTGATTTAGAGTTAGAAGATTTATTAAATGATAATTTATCTATAAAATTTTCTAAATCGTTAGATAAAGAATTTAATCAACTACTACAAGCAACTACTAAAGTTGACTGGACAAAAGAGTTTTCGCCTGTTAAAGCAAAACTTCTTGGCCGAGGTAAAGGAAAAAAAATCTTTATACCTTACTCTGCAGATGATTTTGTTGGTTTACTATACGCAACGCTTGGAAAAAAAGAAGTTGGAAATAAACAAATGGAGTGGTATAATGAAAATTTACTGCGACCATATTCACGAGCCATTCAACAATACGAAGCTCAAAAACAAAAGTCACTTAAAGAATGGATGGTGCTTAAAAAGGAAGCTGCTAAAGACGTACCCGGTGGTTTGAAAAAACAAAATGATTCTGGGTTCACTAATCAGGATTCCGTAAGAATATACATTTGGAGAAAGCAAGGCATGGAAATAGAGGGGTTAGATGCTGAATCAATATCTGAAAATCTTGAAGTTATTAATAATAACCCTAAGCTAAAAGAATTTGCAGATCGTTTAATGGCTTTGAATCCAGAGGGTTATCCTCCTCCAAGCATAGACTGGAGTGCAGGTGATATTACTACAGATCTCGTTTCTTATATTAATGATGTTAAGCGTTCAGAATATTTAACACAATGGAAAGAAAATGTTGCTGAAATATTTAACGACAGAAATAAAAACAAGTTAAAAGCGCTATATGGAGATGCATATGTTAAAGCTTTAGATAACATGCTTTACCGCATGGATAAGGGCCGCAACAGATATAAAGATGCAAGTGATGCTGAAAAAGCATTTATGAATTGGACAAACAATTCTGTTGGAGCAATCATGTTCTTTAATGCTAGATCAGCGGTACTACAAACATTATCATCTGTAAACTTTATTAATTTTTCAGATAACAACCCTATAAATGCAAGCTTAGCTTTTTTAAATCAAAAACAATATTGGAATGATTTTTCTACATTGTTTAATTCAGATTTCTTAAAGCAAAGACGTACTGGTTTACAAACTGATATTAATGCAGATGAAATAGCCAATGCGGCAGCAACATCTAAAAACAAAGCACGGGCAGTATTAAGCGCAATACTTAAGTTTGGTTTTACACCAACACAAATTGCAGATAGTTTTGCTATTGCTTCAGGTGGCGCAACGATGTATCGTAACCGCATTAAAAAATATTTAAAAGAAGGATTAAGTAAAGAAGAGGCAGAAACAAAAGCATTTACTGACTTTCAAGAAATTGCAGAAGAAACACAGCAATCAGCAAGACCTGATAGAATATCAATGCAGCAAGCAGGGTCATTAGGGCGCCTTATACTAGCTTTTGGTAACACACCTATGCAATATGCTCGGTTAACTAAAAAAGCCACGTTAGATTTAATTAATGGGCGGGGAGATTGGAAAACAAATATTAGTAAGATTGCATATTATAGTGTAATACAGAATATTATATTCTCTGCTTTACAACAAGGTATGTTTGCGCTACTGTTTGATGATGAAGATGATAAAGAAGTGCAATCAAGATTATTCAGAATAGGCAATAGTAGTGCTGACACTTTACTTCGTGGGATAGGTGTTTATGGTGCCGCTGCAGCCACTGTTAAGAATATGATATTCAAAATTATAGAAGAGTCTGAAAAATCAAGGCCTGATTATAAGCAATTAGCAATAGAGGCAACTTCACTATCACCGCCAATCAACTCTAAATTAAGAAAACTTGAGTCAGCTGGTAAAACTTTTACTTATAAGCAATCAAAAGAAAAAGTATTTACAGAAGGATTTAGTTTAGAAAACCCAGCGTTTTTAGCAGCCGGTAAAGTTGTGTCTGCAGGAACAAACCTACCCGCTGATCGTGTTGTTCAAAAAATGGATCACATATATACAGCAATGCAACCCGAAACTGAATTATGGCAAGGTATTGCATTAGCACTTGGCTGGGGCGAATGGGAATTAGGCTTAATTGAAAAACAAACGAAAAAAAGCCCTAAACCAAAAACAACTTTTAAAACAAAAAGTTTTCAAAAGGGATTTAAAAGAAAAAAATTTAAAACAAACTAATGAGAGAGCCAATAACTAAAAGAACATCAACGCCTTTAATGTTAAAGGATGCTTGTTACAGAAAAGCGAAAGCAAAGTATAGAGTATTTCCTTCAGCTTATGCTTCTGGATATATAGCTAAGTGCCGTAAAAAAGGTGGTAAACTAGGGTAATGGCTGTTCGTAAAACTGAAAAAGGAGCTTCGCTTAAACGATGGTTTAAAGAAGAGTGGACCGACGTAAAAACCGGTAAGCCTTGTGGTAGAAGCAAAGGAGAAAGCAGGGGTACACCATACTGCAGGCCTAAAAAAAGAATATCAAGCAAAACGCCAAAGACAGCAAGTGAAATGACTTCGGCGGAAAAAAGAAGTAAAATTAGAGAGAAAACATCTTTAGGACAGCCAGCTGGTAAGCCGCGTAGAGTAAGTCCTGTTACGATGAAAAGTTCTTGCAAATATTAATATGATGGAATCATTAAAAGTATACGGATTAAACGTAACAGCATTATTTACAACCATGGCACCCTTAAACCAATACTTACAAACTATTGTACTATCGCTTACTGCGATATACACTATTATGCAGATTTATAAACAAACAAAAAAATAACTTATGGCAAAGGTCGACATTGATGGTGACGGAAAAGCTGACTTCAGCATTTCAATTCCCCAAATTATTACTTTAGTCACATTGATTGTCACAATGGCTGGTTCTTATTATAATCTAAATTCTAAATTAAATGCAGCTGAAACGGCAATTAAAAAGCTAAAAGAGAATGAACAGAAGTATACATGGCCCAATCAAAGAAAAATGGAACAAGAAATCCAACAAATGAAGATTGAGCAAAAAGCTTTTGAAAAGGATATTATGTATCTATTTGAAAAGAAAAGAAAGTAAATAAAAAAGGGGCCGCAAAGCCCCTTAATTTTTTATCCATCACAACTTATACAATCAGGATTCATAGCATTAGCAGCTATATCACCGCGTAATACCGATTCGGTCCTCATATAATACAAGGTTTTTATACCTCTTTTCCATGCTTCCAAATGAATCTGATTAATCCATTTAGGCGTGGCTACTGACGGAAAAGCTAAATTCAAACTAACAGACTGATCTATATAGTCTTGTCTTATACCAGCTTGATTAATCAATTCTAATTGATTAATTTCTTTAAATGTTTTAAATACATTTTTTACTGGTTCTCCTTCTCCTTGGTTAAGTCTTCCATTGTAATCGTAAAACCATCCATCAAGTTGTTCAATTCCTTGAACGGATCCACCATCTTCCAGAATTTTGTCCCAAGTTTCTTTATTATCGATACCAATTTTTCTTAATATTTTTTTAAGTTCTTTATTTTTTCTAATAAAAGTACCCTTTGCTGATTGCTCTGTAAAAACATTTGCAGCCCAAGGTTCTATTCCAGCAGAAACATTTCCGCTTAATTTTGAATTTGATACAGTAGGTGCAATAGAACGGAGATGAGTATTGCGCATCCCAGTTCCAGCACACCATAAAGGCTCACCGTAAACCTCTGCGAGGTTTCTTGACGCTCTTTCGGTTTCAATTTTAATTTTGCTAAATATTTCACGTGTTTTAAATTGAGCTAATAAACTTTCAAAAGCTATCCCATTCTTCTGTAATAGGCTGTGCCAACCAAGGACACCTAATCCAAGAGCCCGCCCTTTTTCCGCACTGCGTACAGAGTTCTCGAACCCCTTCATATTCTTCGCTCGCTGGATAAATTCTTCTAGCACACCGTCCAGGAACCATACCGCGTCGTAAATTAAATTCGTGTTCTTCCATTCGTCATATTTATCTAAGTTAACAGATGAAAGACAACAAACAAAAGAGTGTGATTCATCTGTATGTAATGTTATTTCGCTACATATATTTGTCATATGAACTTTAAGTCCATTTGTTTTATAAGCTTCTGGGTTAACTTTATTTGTGTTTCCCTTAAATAAGATATAAGGTTCTCCAGTTGCTTTACGCTTTTGGAGTAGTTTCCCCCATTTTCTTCTAGCATCTTTATCTCCGCTTTCAAGTCTTCGCATAAACTTGTCACCGACCACAGCGCACTGATGGAGATTGAGTGATTGTCTGTTAACATCGCCTTTTGGTTCTCTAATTTCCAACCATTCTTCAAAGTCGGCATGGTCAATGTTAATATTAACTGATGCAGCTCCTCTTCTGACAGATCCTTGATTAGTGGCAAGTATTGTCGAATCGTATATCTTGCAAAAAGGTACCACTCCGTCACTTGTTCCATTACCTGTAATTTTAGCGCCGGCGGGTCTAATCATATTTACTCCTATTCCAACACCGCCTCCATGCTTGGCTAAGAGCATCATTTCTAAATTTTTATTACCTATATCTTGTATACTATCCGCAACATCAATACCAAAACAACTTATAGGTAAACCTCTGTCTGTGCCTGTATTAGAAAGCACTGGTGAAGCTAAACACAGCCACCCATCCCATATGTATTGAAAAAACTTTTCAGCTAATTCTGGCTTGTATAAACGCCTTGCTACAGCATTAGCCACACGCCAATATGCTTCTTTAGGCGATTCGCCTTGATATAAATAACCGCCGGATATTGTTTTTTTGTAAACTTCAGTATCTCCCCAAATAGGGTAATCTTCACCTTTTTTCCAGTCGTTATTCCACATTATTTTCTTCTTTTTCTTTTTTGTTTTTTAAATCTTCAGTTAAAGCTTCTATTGCTTTATCATAATCAGGAAGTTTTTTTACAAGGCTCATAGTTCCAACAGATAAATCTCTTAAATTATTTAATTCTTGTATCATTTGTTGTACATTCTGGCCCAGTATTTCTATCCTGTTCCACATTTCTATTAATTTGCTTTCTTTCATTATGTATTATATAAATAAATTAAATATCCTATTGTTACGTTTATATTAACCGCAACTAAGTTCCATTGTTTTAAAACTAAAACTTGTGGAGTTAATAATAAACCAGCTATTACATATGTTATTCCTCCAATTTTACCATAGCTTAATAAATGTGGGGACATCATCATAAAAGCTGTACCCATATATCCTAATCTAAAAGAAATTTTTTCAACAGCTGTTAATTTTCTGTCTTGTACTAATGCTCTTAAAAATCTTTGCTTAAATCTATATTCGCATTTTTTACAAGTACGTTTACCATAACGAAATTTATTTGTATTTTTTTCTTTATGGCATTTATTGCATTTCCTCATTACCAAATATCTTCAAAATCTTCTCCCTCGTTTGCTTTGGAATAATCAGTCGGGCGAACAGCAAAAAAATCAGTATGAGTATGCCCCCCGGTAAGATGATAGAACCAGTCAAGATTTGCTGCTGCTTTTTCGTCAAACGCAAAGTACTGCCCGAGGTCGAGGCAACCCAGTTCTTGTAATTTTTCATTGAGTCGTTTTCTAATGAATTGTTTGAGATCGTTGGCCTTAAGGTTTTCAATGTCTCCTTGCTCAAACATTTTATCAATATATCGTTCTTCTGCTTCGAGCATTGTGCTTGCTGCTTTAATAACATCTTCTCTACAATCTTCTAATAAGTTAGGGATTTCTTCGCACATATGTCTAAATAACTGGCAACCCATTCGGCTGTGCAGTGATTCATCACGCACACTCCATTTCATTTGTTGTCCAATGCCTTTAAGACAGTTTCTAAGCTGAAAAGAATAAAGCACAGCAAAAGCGGAATATAAAGATACTCCTTCAGCAAATGCGCTAAAGATGGCCAGCGACTTTCCAATTCCCACAGGATCAGAACCGTCATAGGCAACAAGGTTTTCGAACCGCTCTGCTGTAGCAGGCTCATGAAGAAATGCTTCAAAGTTTTCAAGTCCTAAAGTTTCGTTTAAATAGCTGTAAGCAACAGCATGAATAGTTTCTTGACTACCAAACATCATAGCCATTTGTTGTATTTCATGTTTTGGAAACCAAGATACAACTTTTTGTGTCCAATAATCAGATACAGCACATTCTGTTTGAGCAAAACCTAATAGTATATTACCAACTAAGTTTTTTTCTGATTCTGTTAATTTTTCATTCCAATCCTTAACGTCACCTGACATTGGTATTTCGGTATGCAACCAGAACGCTTGAGCTTGTTTAAGCCATCCCTCAGTATAGTATTCTGGATATTCAAACGGTTTGTACGCAATTCTTTCATCAAATAATCCCATATTAGTTTTTATATATAGTTAAACATAATTCCAAAAAAGGTAAATACAGCACGTGTTCTGTTAAATTATCTTCAACATAACTTCTTACTCCTATTAGTACGCCAGGGTATAATCCTAAACTAAGCTCCCACGCTGTCATCTTCCTTGTGAATTATAAGGTTTTTGGTAATTTTTACTAGATTTTAATTTAGACGTTTTTGATTTTGCATGTACGCCTGGTCTTTTTGTTTTATTTTTTTGTATATAATTTGATGATATTATTTTAGCCATAGCACTTTATATTGTATTTTTCATGTATCTCTACCAACTCTTTGTATTTTAAAAAGCCTCTATTAGTAACCGTCCATTTAATCCATTTTTCAATTTGTCGGTTAGCATAATGTCTTCTAGCTATTTCTTTCGCATCTCCTTTATTATATCTATTACCCTGTCGCATTCTTTTTGATTTTGTGGTTTAAATAAAACATAATCAGGAAATTGTTCTGAAACTAAACGTTTAAATAGCTTCCATCTTATTGGAAAAGATTCATTTGCTCTTCCTTTTGTTTCAATAATAAAATCATCACCTATAAAGTCTGGTGTATATTTTATAGGCAATATTCTTTTACTTCCTCTATTTACAAATTCGCCTTTTCCATTAGATTGTTTTTCATAAGCTTTGTTTTCAAAATGAAATCCATTTATAAGAACAAACGTTTCCCCTTCATATTTAGCTTTTATTTTAGCTTTCCTAAGGGCCATATACATATATCTTTCTAAACCAGATGCAAAATTAATTCCATCATAAGTTATTTTTTTAGCCTGTACTGGCCCTTTTTTCTTTTTATATTTCCTGCGCATCTCTTATATAACACTCTTCAATTTCTTCGCGCAATACAGAACGTGCTTTTTCAATATAATTAACAGCATCCATAAGTTCTTCTTGGATGTGTTTTAGCCACGTATCTAATGACTGATCATCATCTTCAAGTGTTACTCCGTATTTTTTGAAACCAACGTCTGAGCGTGATTTAATTTTATTAATTACTTGTTCAATTATTTTATCTCTCATAGTGTATCTTTTACAAATGTTCCGTCAATCATTTTACCAGTTCGATTAGAAATTTCATCATAAGCAGACTGAACACAGCTTTCAATGTCGTAACCGAGAAGTTTTGAGAGATTAGTGAGTACAACAACACTATCACCAATAGCGTCAATAATACCTGCTTTATCATCTTTAAGTAATGCAGCGGCGAGTTCTCCTGTTTCTTCATATAATTTAATTAATTGTGTTTTAGGATCACCTTTATCATAGATGCCACGCTCATCTGCCCAGCTTCTAATGAGATCAAATAGCTCAACCTTGTTATATGTAGGTTTCGCTAAAAAAGCTTCATAATAAGCTTTATTATATATAAAACAGCGATCGTTGTTATACATGGATGGTTTAGCATTGGCTAATATCCATTTTTTTGTTTCATTATTTATTTCAAACTTACCAAGACTAGTTTCCCATGAGAAGCCGTCGTTTTTATCTAAAACTATTTGTAAGTCTTGCTTTTCACAGTCAAATGTTGAAGTTTGTTCTGTAGGATTAACTTTCATTGATTTAATTTTTATTAAATTAGTATATAGTTGTCTATCAATTTTATAGCCGTAAAACTCTTGTAGCTTTCTTTCCATTAATGCAGTCTTATCTACATCTCTTGAAGAAAAAAGAACATCATATTCGTTTTTATTATATCCTTGTTCAATTTCAACGCGTTTATTTAAATTACACGTCATTCCAATTTTTTGACCAGGAATATGATAAATATAATAAGTTTTTTTATTGCCAGAGCTTGTCATATTTTGCTACTATATAAATATATTCAATATTTTCAGATATTCCATATCCTACGCTTGAACAGTCTGAACAAATTGTTTGATTAAAAGATGCTTCATCAGCATCAATAGCCCAGCTTACCGCTGCGTCTAAAAACATACTATTAGGCTTAGATACACCCGTTGTTTTTTTAAAGTAATATAAAGTTTCACCTAATGATCCTGGTGAAAAATCAAACTCATCTGTTAATGCTATTTGATCTGCCCAAGCTTGAGCTTGTTTATTTAAATCAATATTAATAGTATAAGGATTTAAATTGTAATAGCTTCTTATAGTGTTTTGAAAATTTAACGCGTCAGCATATTGAGCATTACTAAAAATTGGTAAAAATAATAAAATTAAAATTAGTTTTTTCATGTTGATAATTTTGCTTTAATTGGTTCGTGACATTTATAATTATTTAATTCAATCATATTCTTTGAGGGAATATGTATAAACTTACCGGCACCTTCTCTTAGGGTTAACCCAAAGGATATGTTTATTTGCGGTAATTCAAAGGTAGTCCTTTCCAGCTGAACTTTAGCAGCATCAACGTGATTATTATATAAATGACAATCACCTAGACTACATATTAACTGCTTCGGTTTATATCCATTGCCAGCAGCAAGCATTTCCAATAATAAACCGTACATAACTATATCATATGGCAACCCTAAAAACAAATCAGCTGATCTTTGCTGCCACATTAAACTCATCTCGCCATTATTGATATAGACTTGAAAACCGTAATGGCAAGGAGGAAGTACCATATCATCAAGATCAATAGGATTCCACGCATTAACAACCATTCTGCGAGAATGTGGTTGCTTTTTAATTTCTCTAAGTAAGTTGTACAGCTGATCAACCCCGCCGAAATCGCGCCACTGCTTACCATATACGGGACCCAATGTACCATCGGTTCTTCCTGATCGCTTATAATCAGCATCCCAATACTTAACATTGTTGTTATGCAAATAAGCAAGATCTGTGAAACCGGATAGTATCCATAATAACTCTGTAACAGCTTTTTCAAAATAAATCTTTTTACTAGTTAATATTGGAAATCCAAGTTCCATATCATGTCTAAGCATTCTGCCGAAGACAGCACGCGTCCCTGTCCCAGTTCTATCTGGTTTTTCAGTTCCCCCATGGAGTACTGCTGATAATAATCCTCTGTATTCATCTTCTATATTTATCATAATAGTATTTACAAAATTTATAATATTCTGGCCATAATGTATCTTTATCATATAAATGAGGGGCTACATTTGGCTTTTCACCCCGTTTATATGGGCCTACATTTATTCCTATACGCCAATGCTCTGCGTCTCCGTTTATACCTAAAGGTGAAATTCTGTAGTTGTTTTGTATACAAAAATCTCTTGCTACAATCTCTTCTTCTGAAGGATCATACGAAGGCATCTCATTTCTTTTCTTTTTATTTTTTAACCCACTTCCCATGGCATAGGTTCATCTATAACAATTTCATTATGAGGAATAAAACAACCAGATTTTGGTTCCCATTTAAAATGTGCTTCAGCACCGTTTTCTCCTAAATTTTGAAATTTAACTTTAAGAACTTTTGCTTTAACCGTTTTATTATCGTAATCACGGTGAACAAGCAAGCCATGATAAGAAGCATCGTACCACTCACCGCCTCCTTTAATATTATACATAGTTGGTTCTTCAATTTTTCCATTTCCATCTTTATACATTTTAGTTGGATGAGCTACAATGATAACTAAAACATCATATTTTTTTGCAAAAATTTCAATTTTAGTAAGGTATTCCATTGTATACCTATTTACATCTTCTGTTTTAGCATCAACGTCTCTAACTTTATTAAACGGATCAATAACTAGGCACTTAATACCTTTTCTTTTCACTAACTCTGCGCCTTTCTTTAAAACTGATTCTAAAGTATAACGCTCCATATCAATAAAGAAAAAGTTATCATTAACGTGCCCAGCTATTTGTTTCCATTTATCTCCTCCAATATCGGATCTTTTAGGCATATCTTGCCATACTTTACGCATAAGCTTATGAGCATGCAAAAATGTTGGTGCATTTTCAGGTGAAGCAAATGCTGTTTTCCACCCGTAATTAGCATTATAACCTACAACCATTTGGTCAACAAAATCAGACTTCCCACTAGAAGGAATACCAGTAACAGTAATAAATTGCCCGGTGTATGTTGAAAATATTTCATCAAAATTTTGTAAGCCAACTTGATAGCCCTTTTTAAATCCATTTTCAACAAAATCTGTAATCTCGCCTTCAATATCGTTAAGCGTTGTAACATTTTCGAGTGGTACTGGTTTGGCTTTGGTAATACACTGCGCCAGTTTTTCTCGTCCATATTTTAATAAATATTCATTAGCATCTTTACAATCTTCAAAGTCTACGATATAACATATTTCCGCTCCTAATCTTCTAACTAATTCAGCACGTAGTGCAACACCTGGTTCATCTTGATCAACAGCTATAATTATTTTTTCTTTATCAGTAAAATAATCAATACAGTTATCTAAATAATCTAAATTATTAGAATTTAAAGTGGCTCCATTTGGTACAGATACCACATTAGGTATGCCAGCTTCATATAAGCTACAAACATCCATCTCGCCTTCCACAATAATACAATATTCATAACCAACAGTATTATCAATATTATAAAATATTTTTTCGGCTCCTTTATATAACTTAAAGTTTTTTCTAGCATCACGGTATTTTATGTTTATCAACTCACCCCCGGCATAATAATTGAAATGTATAGCATTTTCTTGCTTACCGGTTTGCGGCATATATTCAGGGCCCTCAGTAATTTTTAAATCACTAAGTGTACCCTGAGATATACCACGTGTACCAAACCATTCTACAATCTTACTTCCTAAATCCTCATGCTTCACTTCTGGTTTTACGTACACTTTATCTGCATTACCTTTTCTTTGATAAGAATGCAGCTGAAAAGTTGAATTACAATTATGACACGTACCAAGACCCCGTTCCCAATCATAAGAAGCACACTTACGCTTCTGATTCTCAGGTCTTCTATCAGAAGAACAAAGAGGACAGGTGCCCTCTTTTTTCCCTATCTGTAGATCGTATTGATTGAATTTATCAATCAAAAAACCATTGATCTCCGTATTATTTATTGTCATATTAGAATGGTAAGTCGTCAGCTACTATTTGGTCAACAAAATCAGATCGTTTTGCTGGTGCAGATGCAGTTTGTAACGGCTGTCCGTCTCTAGGAACCGGCTGCGGAAATTCTCCGTTAGTCCATGCAACTTGTACATTTCCTAAATAAGTTTTTTCCATTTTAGCATCTCTTTCTTCTTTAGTTTGAGATACAATAACTGGCCCTTGATTACCAAATTGGTCTACTTCATCGTTGACTGTAATTGTGATAGGTAAGTATTTACCTTTTTTACCTTCAATGATTTTGTCTTTTGGTATGTTACTTAAATTAATACTGGTTTTAATTATTCCTGCCATAATTATAATGTTTGGTTAATAAAATAGTTTTCTGGTTTAAAATTTTCTGTTTTGTAAAATAACTCATAAACATCAGTTGCTTTTTGTACTTTATCTAAACCTGTTTGATAAAACTTATCAGACACATCAAATAAACCTAACTGATGAGTATTCTTGTCTACAACAATAAACAAAAAGTCATAATTAAATAACTTATTATAGATATATGCTTGGCTGTCGTAATTATAACGCTTTGCACTGTATCTAAATGATTGAATATCATTTGTAGTTTTTAAATCAATAATTAATTTTTCATCATGATTTACAATATCCGCTTTGCCTTTCCATAAATTGTTTTCTATTTCA